CTGGGCAATAAAACCGTGTGTTTCCACGGCTCCGAAAGGATGAGCAGCCTCTGCCTACAAAGGCCAGAACATTGCGGAATTGGTGTAAGTGGGAACATAGCATCCTTCCAAGTTGCAGTAGCCGGTTCGATTTCCGGCATTCCGCTCCAGAATCCTACTACCTTGGGATTGTTAGCCTTACGGCTGACGAGGCTTCCACGAGAAGCTAACGAGCACGGTGGAATTCCGTGCCACACCCCCCGCTGCGACTCAGGTAGCGTTAAAACACTGAGGCCAAAAACAAAGGAGAGAATATGAGTTGGTGAAAGAAGAAGCTGGTTGCGGTACTACTGTCGAGGTCACGAAAGCCGACGAGGGCTGATACTAATTCTCGTAACAAATTTGCCTAGAGGGACTAGCTCCGATTGGGCATACCCGCGAAAGCGGTCAAGTGGAGAGGGATGCGCACTGGCATCTGAAGATCACAGGCGGGTAGGGTAGCGCTGTGGCACCGAATAAGAGCGTTTGTGATGTGCGCGCTCGTTAAATATAGGGCACACCGCGTAAGCGCCTGTCTAGGCCAAGTTGTAAAGACTAAGTATAGACAGACTAGGCAGCGGCTAGTCGATATTCCAAAGGAGGCTGCACGGCAGGGATGCTGTGTGGCTTTTTGTCGTTTCTATTAAGGGCCATATGACGAAAAAACCAAAAACAGTGCTTGGCCCCGACTCACCTACACACAAAAAGTTCCTAGATTGTCAATCTGACTACATCATCTTCGGGGGCGGTGCAGGGTGTGGCAAATCTCACCAAGCACTTCTTAAAGTTCTTAAATATAAGGACGACCCAAATTTCCGTGCAGTGTTCATTCGTGAAACCAGTACGCAGCTTTCTCAGGCAGGTGGATTGTACCAAGAAGCCGAGAAGATGTGGAAACAATTTGGTGCGAAGTTTAAGACACATCCACAAATGACTGCTGTGTTTCCTAGCGGAGCACAAGTGCAGTTTAAGGTTTGCGGTGCAGACCGTGACATCTCCAACTACGACGGTGGACAGTTCTCCCTAGTTGTGTTTGACGAGGCACAAAACCATACGGACGTGCAGATTCGATATCTTGAGTCTCGTATTCGTTCTCAGGCCAAAGGGCCGCATCAACTTATCGCAACCTGCAACCCGCGCCGAGACTCACACCTGATGCCATTTGTGAATTGGTATCTCGACCAAGACACAGGTATTCCTATTGCAGAGCGTTCTGGCGTAGAGCGTTATTATGCATCGTACAACGGCACGATGGTGTTTGCTGATACCAAAGAAGAACTGATTGAAACATATCCCGGTGTTCGCCCGCAGAGCTACACGTTCATCAGTGCTACGATTCGTGACAATCCCCGTATGAAGGTGTTGAATCCAGGCTACGTGGCTCGTCTTGAAAACCTTAAGCGAGTTGAGCGTGAGCGTCTGCTGCTTGGCTCGTGGTTTGCTAAGGAAGAGTCGTCAGGGTATTTTAAACGAGATTGGTGTGAGATTGTTGATAGGGTTCCTACGTCTGTGTACAGTCGCGCGCGAGGAATGGACTTGGCAAGTACACTTAGATCGGAGAGTAATCCTAATCCTGATTGGACCGCTGCGGTACGTATTTCTAAAGGGAAAGACGGCTTCTATTATGTAGAGCATGTCGAGCGATACAGGAAGCTTACGCATGGTGTTCTAGAGGAAGTGGCACGTTGCGCTATCAGGGACAGAGATGAGCTGGGGCAGCAAGTTCCAGTGTTTATTCCAAAAGACCCCGGCGCGGCAGGGGCAGCAGCAAACATGTTCTTTATTAAGACTCTTGTTGAGAATGGCGTAGATGCTCGCACAGAGGTAGTGACAGGACATTCCGGTAAACTCTCTAGGATGCAGCCTTTCCTTTCTCTGGCTGAAGCAGGGTTAGTTAGAGTTGTTCGTGGTGAGTGGAATGAGATGTGGTTCAACGAGCTTGAAGATTATATCGACGGCAACAGAAATCAGAAGGATGATATGTGGGATGCAACTGCTACGGCCGCCAAAGCGGTGATGAAAAACAGCACACTTCCTTCTATAACAATTCCAACATTCTCCTCCCCCTCCCCAATTCCCGCAGTTTAGCCATAATATTGACAAGAATCTTACCTCGTGGTACTATTCGTTTTAGTAAATAAAAGGAGCACTAATGGCGAAAAAGAAGCCTGAAAACAAATCGGCTCTTAACGCCGATGAAGGTGCAGTGATTCCAAGGATGAGTTTGGCAGAAGTGGGCTTCACAAACCTGCGAGTATCTAACGGACTCATCCTAGAAGAGTGTAACGCAGCTTTCCGCTTCCCTGCATTCTTCCGCACCGTAGACGAGATGCGTAAAACAGCAATCATTGCTTCCGCTCTCAACGCATACAAGATGCTGCTTTCCCGTGTAAAGTGGCATGTAGAAGCTCCAGTAGGAGCAACCGAAGAACAAAAAGCTCGTGCCAAGTTTGTAGAGTCTGTAAAAGACGACATGGACACAGGTTGGGAAGACTTCATTGGCGATGTCATTGAGTACCTTCCTTATGGCTACAGCATTCAAGAAAAAGTCTATAGGCGGCGCCTTCGTAAGAATGGTTCCCGCTACAACGATGGCCTAGTAGGCTTGCGCAAGATCGCACCACGCCCACAACAATCTATCGCCCGTTGGGAATTCTCGGAAGATGGTCGTGACCTTTTGGCAGTACACCAGTCAGTGCAAGCCCTTGAACATGGCTATTTGTACCTCAGTCAAGCAACTGATGACGGGTATATTCGCATTCCCCGAGAAAAGTTCATGCTGTTCTCTGCCGATGCTACCCGTGGCAACCCTCTTGGTCATTCGATCTTGAAGGGAGTGTACGCGAGTTGGAAGCAGATGTCAATGCTTAAGGATCAAGAAATTCTTGGTATTGCTAAGGAGGCTGCAAGCCTTCCACTTATTCGCATCCCTGCTAAGTTCATGTCTCCAGACGCCGACGACAGCGAGAAAGCTGTGTATGAAGCAGCCAAGCAGATTCTTGAGAATGTTGCGAACGGCACTAGTAAAGGCATCGTATTCCCCACGTTCATTGACCAAGACTCTAAGAAAGATATGTTTGACATCTCTTTGCTTGAGAAGAAGGGTTTGAACGGTGCGAACATCGATACAGTGATTCGTCGCTATCAGGATGAGATTCTTTCCACGCTTGCTGTTGACATTCTTAAAGCTGGCAGCAATCCCGGTTCGTTTAGTTTGTCCGATGGCGACACTAACGTTCTTGCACTTGCAATGAGCCACAGGTTGAATGAGATTGCAAATGTCCTCAACAACGATCTTATCCCGTCGCTCTACAAGATGAACGGATGGGTTGATGAGGTGTTGCCAAAGTTTGTGCCTTCTGATATTAGCTCGGTGTCCATCGAAGAATTTTCTAAAGGGATTCAACGCGCTGCTAGTACAGGTGTTCTTGAACTTGATCGTGAGGTTCTTAATAAGGTGCGTGTTGTTCTTGGCATTAGCCCGAAGCCTGAAGACGAGCCTGTTGACCACGAAGCTTTGACTACAAACGTTTCTAAATCTGGTGCTGGCATGGAGCCGGGTACGAACGGAGACGGAACATCTAAGATTGGTGGCAATTCCAGCGGGCAGGACAGGTCCACAAACAATTCGGATAACAAAGGCTGATATGGTATTTCAAAATAAAATCCTGCGTCTGACGGAAGAAATTCTGTCCCGCCCCCAACTAATCACTCCTGAAGCTTACGCTGTAATCACAGACTACCTCAAAACACGCAATGAAGGTATTCTCGCAAAACCAGAAATGTCGTCTAGTGGAGAAGGTTCTAAAGCTAACTACGACGTGAAAGCAGGTGTGGGTGTTATCAACATTACTGGCTCTCTGTCTGCAAAACCTGTCTTAACCATGTGTGGAGAGGTAGGTACATCTTATCAAGCCATTCTTGAGCAAACAGAAGAAATGCTCGCAGCAGGTATTAAAAATATCGTAATGCATGTTAGCTCTGGTGGTGGGGAGGCTTATTCGTGCTTCTCTAGTATCGATCAATTCCGTGCAATGGTTGACGAAGCTGGGGCCAAAGTTTATGGGTATGCGGACGGTATTGCAGCCAGTGCAGCTTATGCTTGGTTCTGTGCTTGTGATGAGGCATACGCTCATGCGGATAGTGAGACAGGCTCGATTGGTGTTGTGTGCGCCATTATGGATGACAGCAAGTACATGGAAAACCTTGGCATCAAGCGTATTTACGTCCATGCTGGAGATTCTAAAGTTCCATATGCAGAGGATGGCAGCATTCGTCCTGAGTTCATTGCAGACCTTCAATACAAGATTGATTCTCTCTACGAGAACTTTGTGTCCCATGTTGCGGCGTACACAGGACTTTCGGACAAAGAAATTAAAGCTACTGAGGCAAAAACATTCTTGTCGAAAGATGCTTTGAAGCTTGGCCTTATTGACGGTATCAAAACTGAACAAGAATTCCAAGATTATGTGACAAGTAAACTCAAAGGGAGCAAGAATGCTTAATGGTTTGAAGAAGAAGTTGGGCATCCTGCCTGACGAAGTTAAAAAGGAAGAAACGATGAGTGTTGAACAATCGGCTCAAATTGAGCTTGCTGTCCACGAAGCCGTTGTTGCTGAGTTGTCTGCACTGAAGGCTTCCTTCGCAGAACAAGCTGCTGAAATGGTTTCGATGAAAGATGCGCTGGAAAAAGCTAACGCTGCTCTGGCTGTTGTTGCAGAGGAAAAGGCTGCTGTAGAAGCTGCTGCCCTGCAAGCAAAAACGGATGCTCGCCGGACGAAGTTGCAAGAAATCGTTGGCGACGTAAAAGCAGAAGAACTAGTGACTGCTTTTGAAGGTCTGGATGATAAAGTTTTTGAAGCAATGGCAAATACACTGTCGGCAAACATGGAACAGGAATCTAACTCTACGATGTTTAAAGAAAAAGGTGTAGACGCTGAAGTTAAGGAGCCTGCTGAAGTTGACATGGTTACTCGGCTTGCTGCAAAAATTGAAGCTCAGATCGCCAACAAAACTGACGCGCAGTAAAACCACTATTCAATATTGAAAGAAAAGGAAACAAAATGCCTGTAATCGCAACTGATACCCAGCGCTACTCTAATGTCGTCAAGCGTGAGTTTGGCGCAGAGTATGGCTACTGCAAACAAATCGTGACCGTGAATGGTCCTGCTGCTACCCTGCCGATTGGCACGGTCCTCGGTAAAGTCACCGCAACTGGCAAGTACAAAGTCTGCGAAGCTTCGGCTGTCGATGGCTCGCAAGTGGCTGTAGCTGTCATTGTTGGTGACGCAATGGGCCATCCGATGCCAACCGTGATGGCAGCTACTACTGATACGAAATTTCTCGTTCTGTATCGTGGCCCGGTCGCCGTCTCGGACAAGTCTCTGACTTTTGGCGCAAGTGTTACGGCTGGTGCTCTGACCACTGCTGCTTACGCTCAACTGGCTGCTGTCGGCATCGACGTGCTGACCACGATCTAATCGTTTATAACAAGTTTAAAGGAAATAACAATGCTGACTCGCAGCCCTCTGAATAACTACGAAGTAGTAGACCTTACCGCAGCAATTCGCAATCTGCCGATCCAGTTCGGCACGTTTAACCAACTCGGCATCTTTACCGAAGAAGGTGTTGCTGCTGACACAGTGATGTTTGAAGAATCGACCGTTGACGGCGCACTGGTTGTTGACCGTGTTCGCGGTGAGAAAAATACTGTCAGCAAAGATGGCACCCGTAAACTGCACACCTTTGCTATTCCGCACTTCCCGCTGGACGACCATATTTCGCCGAAAGACC